GGATAGGTTCCTACCCAATTATTGCACTCCTAAACCGTAAAAGGAGGCCAGCCTGTGAAAAAGAAGAAAGTTAAATCTTCTGCTCCGGCTTGGTAAAATTCGTATGTACTACGGGAAGTTGTTCCGTAGTTATTTCGATGATTAGAGATTTTAAAACCACCAGTCCAGTATTCTTTGTACTGGTCCCCTACTACCTTCGGTTTACCAGGTATGAATTTATATTCAGAGTAGTAAGGTATCTCTATGTCTAGGCAAGGATTGACAACAACATCAGTCATCACTAGGCCCAGCATAGCTTCTTCGCTGCGGTTTTGAAGAAAATTTATAACGTTTTGTGTTTCACCAGTAAATGTAACAGTATCTACTGAAAAAGGAACAGCAACGCTATCTAACCTAGATGCAGCGAGTGTACCTCCTATAGAGGTGTGTGCGATAACTTTCCATCTTACACCGCCTCTCCATCCAGCAAATGCTCTCATTAAATAAGAAGTAAGTGTGGTGGATATGGCATTAGTACCTGTATATGGAACGTTATCTACTTGCCCAGTAAAAGCTGGATATCCTTGAAGTGACATAGAAATTTCTTCATAGGCTCCACTTGTACTAAAGCGAGTATAACCATTATATCTTTTTAATAGAGTTCTAAAGCTATCAACAGCTTCACCAATATAAACTCTATCTTGATGTTGTGAGGCGATGTTTATGTGTGATACTTCTTCTGTAGCATCCACATCGCCTACGGCGTCAGCAACCTCGACTCCAGATTGTGCAGTAGTCATTTCATACTGACATATATTATCAGTAGGAACTGCAACTCTAAAGTCATCACCAGCGGCTACTTCAACCATTATTGAAACGTCGGTATTCAGCGTAGGATCGGAATTAGGGCTTGTTAATTCATTAAGTACATAACAATTTATAACTCCATTGGTCCAAGGTAATAACGTAGTTAAAGGTGTAAAAGGCCTATAATACGTTTCAGTATCCCAATCGTTTGCAATAGGCAACCATTGTGTTTTCTGGTACATTCCAATGGTTAATTCAATTTCCCGTGTTTCACTAATATCTACTACATGAGTATAGTTAGTGTTATCTTCCCGAGTTCCGGGTATCCATAAAGGGTCATAAGTAAAAACAAGTCTACCTCTATGAAATGAGGAACTTATCACGGTAAATTTAAGTTTTATAGAACCAGTCCAGTACCTAAAAGGTATAGAAGCCCCACAAATAGCTGTCATATAAATATTAGATAGTACAGGATCTTTATAAAATAAAGTAGGAGTAACATACATACTGAACAATGTATCTCCTGAAACTTTACTTAAAGCCCAAGTAAATCGGGTTAAATATGATCTTATACCGGCTATTCTACTAATAGACAATTCATCAACTGATGATAATCCTGCAATAGTAGGATCAATAGTTAAATCTTGTTTAGTGTCTACTGACAACTTAAGACTGTTATCTGTAGCGTTAGTAGTAGCCATATTTGAAGTTATTCGAGGTTGAAACCGAACTGGTTCTTGGGGGTCTCGAGGTTGACAGTAACCAAGAGCAGATGCTACAGTACTGGCAGTTTTAGCTGCTTGCTCCACTGCAAAAGCATATTTCCCTATGACGGGAACTTTAACTAATGCTGAGGATGCGTTAGCCACTGCTGTACAGGTCTGAGAAATCGGTTTCTTAGTATCTCCGGTTTCCTTTCCTGATTGAGCTGTAGTACCTGTAGAATTAAAATTAGTAGGACCTAATAATTCTACGTTTTCAAACCATGCATATACAGAGACACTTATAGTTTCAAATGACGAACTAATGTCTTGATTTGCATGTTTGAGTTGAGCTATTTGATAGAACAATAGCTTTCCAAGACTTCTTTCAGTACTTAAGTCTTGAAGTCGAACATAATCTGCAGGATAGAAGAAAGGTAAGGTCATCTCTCCTCCTACCGATAATGTAGGATCTATGTATATATGCGGACATTGAGACATAGGTATTAACGAGGTTTGCGCCGTCGTTGTAAAAACAGTTTGTTGATCAATATCCGCAAAGGGTAAATAACTCATCATTAAACGGCCATAATAAAAACCATTACCGTTTATAATCACTTTCACCCGGCAAATAGCACGTAAAAGACTATAATTACATATCCTATTGGCTACTCGCTTGTTATTTAGTACGGCATTCCAAGGGTCTAACTCTTGATTAAAAGTGGAGGTACCCCAATTCCAATTTGCTATCAAAATAGGTCTAGCCAAAAACTCATTCAGTGAACAATCATTGTCCGCTACTCGAGCTTCTGGTAAACCACTTCCGATTGAAATAGAATTTAGGTCATCACTTTCAATAAAAGTCATGACTTCCTGTTTGTCATGCTCTATACCAGATTGTTGTGTTAATATTTGCGTTCTATCCGGAACGTCTACCATTTTATCGACCGCATGGTTCTGGTCGTCGATCTCATTATTATTAATAGTTGTACTTTGGGTCCATTCGAACCAATTTTGTGAATCTACTAAATCAGATGCGAAAAGCGTTAACTGGGACCAAAGATTCGTAGGTTCCTGTTCCGTAATCAGTTCCGCATCATTAAGGTTCTTCCTCCAAAGGGCAATCTGTTGATCATAAGTTAAGAATATCGTGCTAGTGAACCTCAACAAATCATGTTTGGTGCAAATATCCAGTAATATAGCCCTGGCATTTTCATAAAACTTTCGTCCATGAAATTTGGCTTCAAACAAGAAATTGTCTACGCATTGTCCAGTAACAGTTTCTATGTTCGTCTTTTTTGGTGGAACGTGACAAGACAAACACTTAAACATACTGCTTAAGTCTAAAGGTCCAATAAACCTACTAAATTCCTTAGAGTATACAATACCTCTCTTAAGGAACTCGACTTCGTGTAATTTGTAATACTTCCTTTTACTAGAAGTACCTTTAGATAAGTCAGTACCTTGGATACCCATTATCAAATATGCAGCCAAAATTGACTTTACATTCATTTCTGGATATCCCCTTCTAACATTAGCGATAGAATCATCTCCAAATGTTCGCAAACAAACAACCTCGCGAAACAATTTAGTAGTGTTCGGATAGTAATAATAATACGCCATGCGATAATTTAGTGAGTTGACGATGCAACCCAACATGGAAGTTACAGGTGTTCCAGAAGGAATGATACCATGTAGAGCTACC